GCTTCTTTAGTATGTTTAAAACTATAAGTTCCTTGTTTACGGCCCTGAGAATCAACCCATTGAGCTTGTACCTCTGCATCCGCAGTACGTGCAATCACCAAGCCAGACTTACCACCGCGATCTGGTTCTTTGGGATCGATCTCCTTTACAGAAATCATATGACCATCAGGAGTAGAAAGGCTGATAATGTTACCATCATCGTCACGCATAACTACGCCCGGAGTAACCGGAGTTTTATCTCTTACCCCCGGCCATCCTTCACGCTTAGCATCTTTTAGCTGTTTACTAACTTCCTCTTTAGTGATGGAAGGCAACATCTCAGCGTAGGATCTCCAAGGAATCATCTCTCCAGCATCTTTAGCTGCAACTACTTCACGTTCAACTTCCTCACCAATAGGAATATCTTCTTCAGCTGCATCATCAGCAGTGAAAGTTCCTACTTCAGAAGGATAATAAAAACTACCTCCTCGTTTTCCTTTATATGTAGGGGTATTGGGGGGAATATCACCATATTCAGGCTTCTCCCCAGATTTCATCTTAAAGAGATACTCTAAAGCAGTTTCAAGTACCAATAACTTGGAAAAATTGGATTGCTTAGATGCGATATAAGATTTTATATGATTTAAAGTAACAGGATCTTCATCTTCTAAATCATGAAAATCATAAATGTCATCATGTGGCTCCCCAATCTCACTAATCAATGGGATTCCAGTAGCATCTTGTTGGCCCTGAGCATATTCTTTGACTTTATCTGCTGACTGTATCTGAGTTCCTATAAAATTTCCTTCCTCATCAAAATCTTCAACATCATAGTCTGGCTCTTCTCCACCCCATCCTTCATTAGTTGCAGAAAGATGTTCGCTGGGAAATGCAGCCCAAGCTTCCCACTGAGGATTTTCCTCCTCATCTACATACCCAACTTGTTCTTTTACCGCATCTGGAGCATCTATAAACTCTCCAGCAAGGCTAAAAGTACCACCATCCTCAGCCACCGATGCTAATACATCCTCATTTGTCCAATCTATTCGAGATTGCTCCTCAGTTAATTCCCCTCCACTTTGTTCTCTAGGCTGTACTTCAGGCTGTTCTCTCGTCACTTGGCCCTCACCAACAATATCATAGCGTCCACCACGTGGACCTTGATATTTACCGCTAGGGCTATAAATTTTTTTTCCCAGTTGTTTCCAAAGAAGATTGCCACCATCTTCTACGAAATCACCAATCTTAATACCTAACCTTTGAACCTCTCCCCCATTAATCTCTAAAGCAACAGTCGCATGTTTTTTAGGAATATATACAGGTGCCTGATTCAAAACAGGCACTAAAGCATTCTCAGTTATATCCACAACCCTGCCGTCAGCCATCCAAACAATATCTAAAGGAAATTTCATGCCCCTCATGGTTATGACGGGAGATTTATCAAAAATAAATAACATCCCAGTACCTGGAACCAAACTATCCCTTCCTGAAAGACCTAAAGCACGATCAGCTGGTACTTCAATCGGAATGTCTAGATTACCAATACGGATGGAATCATTAGCTGGAATAGCTTTAGATAGATTCTCAGTTGATACTTTACGGCCTGCCACTATCTTTGCAATAGCAGAAGTCATAGCCTCTTCAAAGGCAGCATCATCTATCTCTGGAAAGAGATAACTACCGTTTTCGCCTTCGTTATCCTTTAGTTGAAGTGTTTCGTTTTCCGTCAAAATACTCTTTTCCTACTCGATAACCTTCAGATTTCTTATCAAGTATTTTCATTGCTTTCCATGATGTTCCCAATAAAATTCTCTTACCAAGATGTTCTCCATGAGACTTATTAAATGGATTCCATGACGCAAATTCCCAAGAATGCTCAAAGTAGTCTATAGTCTCTATTAATGATTCTTTTTCTTCGTCACTAATTCTTCCACCCTTATGCAGAGTAGTAACAACTTTTTTAAACTTTTTTCTCATTCTTCCTTTCTCAGCACCATTCGCAAAATCATAACCTTGCCTAGCCCACGCATACCCACCAACCGTATCATCAGCAAGTAAAGAAATTTCATAAACACCTAACTTTTCATATTCCTTTTCAACATGCTCATTCATATCAGCAGCTATGCCCTGACCTCTATGTTCCTCATCAATATAAAACATGTGATGGGAAACTTTTAATTTACCATCTTGCCTACGAAAACTTCTAAGCATGTCCCCAACTTTTTCCCCTGAGGCGTCCAGAATATCAACGAAAATTTTAAGTCCTTTTCTTGAATTCCAACTAGGAATATCACTACCAGCATCCGCGCCAATATCATACGGAAGTATGTTATGAATCCTAGTAGAAAAATCATCTAACCCAGTAGAATACATATCTTGAAAATCACTAATTTTAAAATCTTCATTAAAAATAAAGGGTAAAGTCTTAGGACTATCTTCTCTAATTACCTCCATACCAGCAAGTGGATGCCCAGAGGGAAATTCTTGAATACCTCTATCAGTCATTTCCCCAGCTATAGAAGCTTTCTTTCTAGGCTTAACATCCGAAGATAATTCAGGTTTAGCTTCTGGAGCTTGAACTACTTCAACTTCTCGTTCTTCTGTCGGTTCTAATTCTCGTGGTGCTGCACCTTCTTCCTCTCCCCTATCCACCTCAGAGAGGTAATAACCTCTAGCTCCACGAGGAGTAGTATGAATTTTAGTATTACTCGGAGCTTTCTCTCCTGGCCCCAGATATTCCAGTTTCTCGCCAGGAGCGGCTTTAGCAAAGTAGTCTAAAACAGTTTCAAGAACTAAAAGTTTAGAAAGATTATCAGAGGAAGTTTTATCAGTAGCCTGTTTCTGATCTACTATAGCATCAAAAGGAATATCTCCACGATGTTGCATATAGCCATCATTTGCCATAATAAAATCATCTGGGTCTAATTTAGTGATATCAACAATACGCATAATAGAGTCACTATCATGAAGTTGAGAATCACTAATTAAATTAACTGGTTTTCCCGTATGGGGACCACCAGGAGATAACCAAATACTTTTAACATTACCTAAAGGACTTCTGCTTACAACACTAGGAGAATATGATTGGATTCCACCATCGGAAGAACCTTCCCTCTGATTAGGAGGTGGTCGATGATACCAATATCTATGTAATTCAGGATATAAAATCCCATCTTTCATACCTAAATCTACGCCAGAAACCTTTTCAGTTAAATCTATTGAACCAGTAATACCTCCACCAATAGCTGCTTTAGGACGATTTGCTTCTCGTTCAGCCTTATCCGCATCCATCTCCTCTTCAGTCATTGGTTTCTGACGTACTAAAAATTCATAAGGGTCTTTTTCAGACTCACGAGGAACAATAAATAATTTATCTGGGGAGAGTGGGGTCTTCCACTCCTTAGTGGGGGAATACGTACCCTCAGGGTACAATGCTTGTCCTCGTCCAAAAGACTCAACACTAGGGTTTAACGCTTCAACATCAGAACGTCTAGCAAAGATGGTCACTGCACCAGGAAATCCTTCCCGGTTACCACCAATACCAAATACACCTTTTTTCATACCCTCTCTTTGAATCTGAAATGCATTATCAAAGGAAGTATGATGCCAAACATATTTCTTATTAAATTCTTTTCGTGTTAAATCCCAAGGATTATCCTTAACTTCTGCTTCAGGAGCCTGAACTACTTCTACCTCTTTACCCCCGGCCTCACGCTCACCAGGCTTAAAGTAATGTCCTTCTCTAGGACCAACATGAAAGCCCTCAGGGTCATATTCACGATGCTCTTCTTCAGCAGTAGCCTTAAGTAGATATTCTACGGCGGCTTCTAAGGCTGTTATTTTTGATAAAGAAGTAGCCATCTATGCCGTAATCACCATAATCCAAATAGCAATAGCAATTAATACATCCGCAACCGCTGCTGTCACCATACCAACAATCATAATGGTAGGATAATTACAACGACGTAGATGCTTCTCTATCCACAACGAGAATAGCCACACTCCATGCACTTATAACATCCCTCAGCTTGATGCAACGACTGCCCACATTCGGGACAACGGGACGAATTGGTATTTATTATTATCTCATTAAAATTATCAATTGTCGTGGCATCACCATAACCATTAGCATGAATTGATTTATTTCCAGATTGCTTCATCACATGGCTAATGCCATCCGCTAAAGAATTAATCTTTTTACCTTGATCCCATACAGGACAACAGGTAATACCATCTAATTGTTTAATAATAACGTCCAATGGAACACCATATTGTAAAGCCATAGAAGTTAATCGACACAAAGCTTCGGTGGTGGCCCCCTCACAGGCACCAGCTTTACCTACAGTAGCAAAGACTTCATACATCTGATTGTCAGAATAATTAATAGTTACATACATCTTGCCATGACCTGTGGATACTGAAGTAGTAGCTCCAACCAAAGTATGTGGGCGACTCGGCTGAGCATTCCAAGTAGTAAGGTTGGAATCAGTAGATACTAAAACTTCTCGTTCTCGGCTACCCCGACGATAAACAGTGATACCCTTGCAGCCCAATTCCCATGCTTGCTCATAAGCCATGCCTATATCATATTGAGTGGCTTCATTAGGCAAATTAATAGTCTTAGAAATACCTGAATCAACATATTTTTGAAACATCGCTTGCATCTTAACGTGCCATTCATGATGAATGGAATCACCGGCAATAAAAACTTTTCTAGATGAAGCATCCATCATGGAATCAACACTATGGCCTTCATTTAAATGATTAGCAATATCTTCTTTGGACACATTGAGATGCTCCGCTAAATCATCATTTATATAAAATAATTCCATGCCTTCTAGAGCTGCCGACATGTTGTGCTTTTTATAGGCTAAACCAAAAAGAGGCTCAATACCGCTAGAGCAACTAGCTATCATGCTAATGGTTCCGGTGGGGGCAATGGATAGTCTCCAGGCATTACGCATAGAATCCCACTCACCACCGTTAGATTTATTGAGCGTAGATTCATCGAAAGCAGGAAAACTTCCTTTAACCTCAGCTAACGCCGAAGATGCACCATCCGCCGCACTTTTGAGAGTTTTGCCAATTGCTTGGGCCAAATCCAAAGCTTCGTCGCTATCATAAGGAATACGTAGTCGAACCAATAAATCAGCAAATCCCATAAGCCCTAACCCAACTTTACGAGTTGACTCATTCATCTGTTGAGTAAAAGACGTAGGATGTTTATTAGCATCAACTACATTATCAAGGAACCGAATGCAAGTCTGTACTACCTTAGCAAAACGATCAAAATCAAAATCACCATCATAAATAAAGTTACCTACATTAATACTTCCAAGATTACACGACTCACCAGAAAGCAAAGGTTGCTCACCGCATGGATTGGTGGCGTTGATACGACCAATAGCTGGGGTAGTGTTATCTTCATTAATTCGATCTAGCCAAACCATTCCAGGCTCACCATTAGTCCAAGCACCGTGAATGATTTCATTAAATATTTCTCTAGCCTTAATATATCGACCATCGTTTTGTGGCTCATCATACATCTGACGATCAATAGGCCAAGTTAGATGAATCAATTTATCTCGTTGAACCGCTTCCATGAACGTAGAATCAGCACCAACAGAGATATTGAAATTAGTAATTTCCCCCTCTGTATTCTTACAATGGATAAATTCTTCAATATCAGGGTGATAAACTTCCATGATAGCCATATGTGCGCCATCCCGGCGACCACCTTGAGTAATCATGGTCCCAACTTGGGAAAGAACCCTCAAGACGTTTATAGGGCCACACGCCTTACCTTGGGTAGTAGATATTGGATAGCTTTTAGGACGTAGTCCTGACAAAGAAAACCCCACTCCACCACCAAACTTTTCAATCATGGCTTGGTCTTTAGCAACATCCATTATGCTAGACATATTGTCATCTATGTCCATTACATAACAGGCACTTAAAGTACCGACACCAATTCCAGCATTCATAAGAGTGGGGCTATTGGGTATAAAGTCCAAAGACCACATCAAGTCAAAGAAACGATTCTCCAACTCTTTAACTTCCTTAGCGGTAAATCCATACTTAAATTCCACTTCAGCCATAACACGAGACACACGTCGAAATAATGTCTCAGGTGCTTCACAATTACCATCATGATCTTTTTGTAGATAACGCTTCTCCAAAATTTTCAAAGCATTATCCGTAAATGAATGCAATAGTACTCCCACAACAATCTCCTAAAATTCAAAATAAAAACGACTCCTGCCTCGAATAAATTAGAGTCGTTTTAAAGGGTGCCTTTTACTATCACAGCCTTATGTGGCTGTATTCAGTCTCAATTCTCCCCATTTGGCAATCATTAAAGCATCGACAGAATCTTGAGAAAGTTTATTTACCGACTTGCCAAAAATTTTAACTGCCATCGCTTTAACCTTGTCCTTATCGGAACTTCCATCACCAACGACATCTTTTTTCCAAGTCTTTACATTGACCGTAAATACATCCATTCCATATTCTGTACATATAGTACGGCACATAGCCAAAATATGTACCAACTTAATTAATGTCTGACGATTCTGAACTAGAGGAATATCTTCAATACATATGAGGTCATCTACAGTTACAAAATCCCGTATCCACGGCGACAGCAACCAATACAGCTCTTTAAATCGGGCCTCCCAAGACCTACATTTTGAAGTCAATTCTACCACTTCAAAACCTTCTATGGAAAGCCTTGCAATGGCTATTTTTGATGTGCTTAAGTCGAAACCAAAAATGCTCATAAACGCATTCGTTCATGTCCGCGTCTAGTCACTACCCTACTTAAAGTCTCAAACTGAGACTCATATAAACTCAATCGCCCTTTGAGTAGTTTTACCTCGGCACTTAAATCGATAGTACGAATTTTTAGATTTTGCAACTCTTCATCTTCTAGAACAGCTTGACCTTTTAATGAGTCCTTCAATAACCGTTTAGAGGACTCAGCTTCCAATCCAGCTACTCTAGTGGATAACATCAAATCAAAACCTTCCGACAAAATAAACAGTTGACCCTCTAATTTAGAAATTTGATATCCTACATAACCACGCCAGGCTCCTAAGAATAGAAGCCAATCATCCATCTGTGAATCCGATAAATTATCTGAATTAGCTGGAAACGCATAAGATGTCCCGCCATTAGGTCTCTGTGGTACAGGATAGTCAGCACCTAATTCTTGAAGTTCAGCAGCTTTAGATATAAAAGTTGAAACTTTAACCATCATTATCACATTCCCTTGATAAAATGATCTCGCTCACAAGTAGCTTTATAGTTGCACCAACGATGATCCCAATCAGGTTGATAAGGAACATACTCCTCTTTCTTCAAATATTCTTGAACTAGCTTAAATTTATCAAGAGTCGAATTGATGATTGAATCATTCTGTTCCGTTTCGCAAATAGTATATTCTTGGCTATTCTTATTGATGTAAAAAATCATCCCTTCAGTTATGCCCGTCATCATAGAATACAAATTCCATTGAATCAGATGATCATTCTTAGGAAGAGGCTCTGCATATTTAGGGTTCCTAGGTTCCGCCATAGATTTAAGTTCCAACAAAAATTGCTTCTTATCAGACGGTCTTTGGATAACAGCATCATAAAAGCCACGTATCGGAGGATTATCATGCGTAACCTCTTCTTCTGAAGAAATTAACAGGCCAATATCAGTTAATCGTTTCTCAATAAAGTCATGGTACACCGTACCAATGCTCATACGACGTAAATTCTGGTCTGCAATAGGGTCTTGAGTATATCCCATCATATGGTAATACAAAGCTCGTGGACATAGATGTGCTTGAGACGGACTAAAATGGGTACGTTTATATGGTTCTCGTTGTAAAGTTTTTTCGTGATTATCTAAACTAGATTCCAGCCAATGCTTTCCTCTATCACGTAATATTTCATTAAGTCGAGGCATCGATTCTCCCCTGAGCAAAATTTATAATATTATCTATAAATATAGATTTATAGTTGCGTACTATCTCTGCATTGTTGAACCTCCAAATTTCTAAGCTATATTCAGACAATAAATTCTCATCACGTATGGCGTCCCGCTTACGAAAATGATGAGGCCCATCTAACTCAATACCTAAATGAAGGTCAGGTATATAAACATCTACTACATAAGGAGGAAAATCTTCTTCTAGAGTAGTACCAAATCCAGCTTCCCTAATCCACGCAGCTACTAAAAACTGTTGAGGCGTATCCTTCTTTCGAGGGTCAGATTTCATTACTTATTGTC